GTCAAATATCGAACGAAGATGAACGTTGCACCAGAGATTAAGTTAATCATGATGCTCGGTGGATCTGCCATGATGTTCCATCTTACCAATAGTATGTTCAAACAGGTCATGCCCAATGTGAACGATGTGATGAAGCAGAACCCCGATCTCATGCAGAATATGATGAGCGCGGTTCAGAATACGATGGTTAACCCTGGTCAAACATCCGCCACTCCCCCGGGTGAGCGCCACGAGATGCGCGGTCCGGGACTCGACATTTCGAGCTTGATGGGTAATATCATGATGCCACCCGGACCCCCTATGAACACGACGCCCATGGTTTCCGCCCAACGGGAATATGTACCCGAGGTGGAGGAAGACGATGACGACATTTCGGATATTGTTTCCGAAAAAGCTGCAGATGATATGGACGATGATGTTAAGGAAGTTAAATTACCCGCAGCAAAGGCCAGGAAAGGAGGGCGAAAGAAGAAGGTTGAAATTAATTTGTAAACCTATATAAATGATAGGCTACAGCCCGATTGATTTCGATGACCCTATCGAGGCACCGATTCCCAGAAAGAGGGAAATCGTGGCCGATGAACCTCGCATCATAGAAAGAGTTCCAATAAAACCGGAGCCCGAAGAGCCGATCGTTGATGAAGATACCGAGTGTAATTTCCTCGTGTTCTTCTTTATCGTGGGTGTCATTGCGCTAGCCGCAATGGATTCTACGAAAAGGTAAGTATCATAAATGTACCACACGAGTCATCTTGTGTGTTAGATTTATAACAACGTATTTCCTTTAATTATTTTCCAAATTCGAAACGCGTTCCAATAAGGCGTAGTACGCTTGTTCCATGACTAATATTCGTTCTTGTAAATTTGTTGTTTTTAATTTTTCGCGATCGAGATCGGTTTCTAGTACAGCGATCCTATCCTTCTCCGTGTCGATTATACCCGATAATTCCTGTATCGCTCCCACGGATGCGACTGATATAGCATTCATATTCACCATCAGGGGTGTTTGAGTTAATTTCGCTTTTTGATAATGTACTTCACCCTCTCGCCAATAATCCTTTCGTTCATCATCTGGTACGATCGTCCATTCACTCTTTTCTTCGTCTGAAAGTCTGTCATACGATTCCTCGAAAAGATACTCCGTGAGTACCTGTTCTTCTACCCCCTTTACTAAATAGCTCGTCACGGGATCTGCGAGGAGTTCTTGGGCGATGAACCCATCTTCGTAATGCCAATCCTTGATGGGTTGAACTTCAAATTCGGGATCTATGTTTATAGGACCACCGTCGGGTTCTGGTGCCTTAATATTTTCCCATTCTTCATCCGTAGGTATCCATATTCCCGCGGCGCCATCCGGAACCCGTGATATCTTTTCGTACCTTTTTGGTATAAGTTTATTAATAAGAGTAAGATTATCTGTTATCGGGGTTTCGTTATACTTTATACGATCATCTGAGTAGTAGTGAGTGTGCAGTTGACTGTGACCGTGATTCGACGACGCGTAGTAGTGAGCATGTACCGGTGCAAACCCGGGAATGCTGGAGCCCTGGATGAAGCACTGGATCCTCTGGCACCGAACGTTGTTACCTGATATTATATCTCCCTGCGCACTCATATACCCAGCTGAATTAATCCAAGTTGGCGCCATATATGTAATCTGGGTCGGGGCCGCCGTTCCCCCAGTGAAACCAGCTTGATTTGGGTCACCGAAACCAAAATAGGCGCTGGTAACGTTTGTACCAAATTTAACCCCGTAATTATCTATTTTCAGCGTTCCAGCCGGAACGTTGATCTCGACACCTCCATCGACGCGTAAAACATAACCCTCGGGCATCGCGGAGCTGGGCTGGACCCAATTTCCAGCGCGTGCAGTCACGGGGTCCATATTGATTCCTACCGCATTTCTCCATAGAGTTAGAGGTTGTGTGACGGGGTATAATTGGTTCACGAAATTCAAAACATCCTGATTATCGTCCGTCATAAACATTTTGAATATCCCCTGTTGATTTGACGCGTTATGTGCCTCAATCTGAAATCCAGATTCATTTGAGCCGCCGCCGGAGGACTGTTCACTAAACACTTTCACGTACGTACTCGACTCACTTGGTTTTCGTGTTGCTAATATATTACCCACGACGTGTAAACTTTCTTGGGGAAAATCTATGTTCACACCTACACGGTTCGAGAGGTTATCTACATAGAATACCGGTACTATACCCGGATTGTTTTGCGTCGTTAATTGTCCATCCGTTGTATTTTGACCGATGTACATATTGTTCAAAATACGTAAATCACCACCGGAAACTAATTTTTCACTCGGAGACCCGTGTTCGTATAAATCCTGACACGTTGGGTGTGCACATACGACGGGAATATTTGTTGTGGGATCTGTCCAAGAAGGAGAATCAAGAAATGGGTTGTACGTTTCAAACGCAAAATTGCCCATTTTTATACCCGTCGGTGTCTCCGCGTCCAAATAACTACCAACACTAAACCTAGAATCACCGATCCAATGCTGTATATTCTTATCGGGGCTATACACAGTCACAGCACCCGAATCATAACCACCAGAATCACTCGACCGCTCGCCAACTACAATACGATTACCATTTTTGGATATGGCTACGGATGATCCAAAACTAAGAGATTGTGAAATGGACGTTGTAAAATCACTCGATACTAGCGTCACAGACCCCCCGGGATGTGTTCCTACCGGGGGTGTTGACGTGATGTTATCCAATACCCACGCCCCGGAAATATAATTAAACACGTAAATCGCTCCCCGATTATCAGCCGAGTCGGTGTAGGCGGGAGAACCTACAACTAAACGATTACCATCACCTGATAAAGCTACTTGCCTTCTATTCCCCGTGGCGTAGTTGATATCACCCTTCCCTACCCCGAAAGCTTCGGTACTGGTTACACCCGTAAGAGTTGCACCCTTCTGTGTCCACGTACCCGTCATGGTGGATGGAGCGGTATACACCCGAACTTCGCTACCAGCTGATGACGTTACCGAGAATGCTATAGTTTGTCCATCTGATGATATATCTACACAATGTCCAGAAAACCTAGCTGATACGCTAATTTTATTACCAAGAATTGAGAAACCGGCCCAGTTGTTTACCTGCTGCCACACCGTGATTTCACCGACCGTAGAACTGGTGCCGACGGGTCGACTCCCTATGAGATACCCCCCTTGGTCGCTGAATTTTAGACGAGGAGGTTCAGTACCACTAGGTGTCACGGTCAATGTTATTAAAGTAGGTATTCCACCACTACTCTGCCAATTGTTCCCGGAGCTGTGGGGGTAGAATGTTTCACCGTTAATGGTCCCCGCACCCCCACCCCAATTATATATGTGTATACCCTGTCTTGATGCAACCGCTACATATCTACCATCATTCGATATATCTACTTGACTACCAAAAAGACTATCGGCCGCGGGCCCGGTGAGCGTCGATCCTATCTGAACCCAGTCGTTGGTTACACCGCTCCAATCGGGGGAAGGCCATCCGAACATTTTCACCGAACCGCTATTGACTCCGTTTACATCTGAATTTGGCGTCCCGACTACAAACCGCGGGTATGCTAAATTGGGATATACAATACTCGAATCATTTATGAGGGGTATTGGATTTGATACGGCCACCGAAGTACCAAACTTATCTCCATTGCTAGTTCCAAGTATGGAATTTCCTTGGAGTTTCCATCCATTAGCTGTGAATTTATATACACTCACTTTTCCAATGGCGGGGCGCCCGTTGGCATCTCCACCGGCTACCAACCATTCACCGGTATCATTAATATCTGTCGCTGTACCAAAATAATCGAAAGATAATGGTCCAGGTATACGACTTCCAATTACATCATATACACCTGCTAGTCCCGGTGCATCATACGGTGACACCGATCCACTGAGTAATGATAATGGTAATGCCTGATTATTCACTTTTATAACCTGATCTTCGAGCGCGTAAGAAGAATTTACTTCGGCGTATACATGATACCATGTATTTTGTTTAAACCCGTCTATATCACCTGCTCCAAATACCCCCGTTTGTGCAGTTGGTATGATAGAATCCAATGTACCAGCAACTCGCCATGGTCCAAGTGTACCTGGAACCTCTATGAGTAGTGAGTATGCGGGAATAGGAGAAGGGGGGCTACTACCAGCCATTTTAATCTTTACGACTTTACCATTATTATACGATGGATTGGGTGAATGTGTAGCCAAAGGAACATTGTATGTTTTAGATAGACCAAACGCTGAACGCTCAGCTAAAGTGTATACATATTGGTATGTATCTGATGAATGAAGTTCCGGAATTTGAAGCCAGAATGAGAATTTTGTAACGTATTTATTATCCGCCGATTTAACGTCACTGTTAGTCATTCCATTAAATCCCGTAGTTGACACCGTCGAAGTTATGTTACTTAAGGTAAGAAATCCACCCGACGAATCGTGGGAACATTCAAAAGATATATTTCCTATCGTATCATGTCTACCCCAATCACCGCCGGGTGAAACGCGTTGCGTCACAACATTAGACACCAAAGTATCTCCCGTATCGAGATTGGATGTAAGTGTTATTTTTTTAACAATTTCTCTATTACGTGTATCAAAAAATATTCTCCATGGAAGTTTTTCAATACCCTTAAGTTGGTTACCGGGGTAATAACCCGCGTTCAATCGTCGACGTATGAACGTATCCCCCTCTACGTCTAATTTAGCTTTAATATTAGCTGTCGCTGATTCGTGGGGCATGATGAATTCGGGATTTATTTTAAAATCACCCAAGGCGTTTTTTGTTAACGCCGGTTTCTGTTCGAGTAATGTATCGGAACTAATGTATTCGTCTAAATGAAATTCAGCCGCTTTAATACGGACCTGATCAACCGCTCCTTCATTTGTAATAGAATTTGAAAACCGTTTACTTATTAATAATTCCGAAAATCCCTGTTGATCGGGATCTCGATTATTGGGATCGTAATAAATGATTCTATTTTGAATCGATGCACTATCGTATGTGTTATCACTTGCATAGGTTCCACCGAATGAAATTCTTTTTTCATCAGCCGTAGACGTGTTAGTCGATCCGTCATTAGTACCGACATACACTATATCGGAAGATAAAGAACCTCCTATGACTGTGTTTCCACGAACATTTTGTGCGAGAGTAAAAAAATGCGATTCGACTGCACCGGGTGGACCCACATATTTTTGTATATTATCGACTGTACTTGATGTCCAATTTACACACCCAGAAATCACAACGTCGCCACTGCATATAGCAACGTCTCCGAAGTGATCGTTTACAGAATCATCGGATACCGTAAACTGCATAACATTCGACGTATTAATAGGATCGAGTGTCGGGTGACCATTAATAGGACCTGTAAATGGAGTTTGGTCGGGAAAGAAAACTTCTTCCGTTGCTTCAAACCAGTTTGTACCACTCCAGTCGAACACATGCAAACTACCTGCATGTGGAATAGGTTGAACCGTGTACCCCGATCGACTCTGGTTGTTTTCGTTTGTTAAACGGGGTGGATGTTTAATTAATACGGCCAGTCTATCTCCTTGATAATCAAGATTAAACGATTCACCCATACGCCCACCCGCACTGGAACCAACTAGTGCAGATGGATACTTATTCCAGAATCCTTGAATAACCGGTTCATCGATTGTATTCACAGTCGATTCTGCGTTGAGATCTTCTTGCCATTCCCAAGATTCAATTTTACCTACATGTGTAGCGAGTGTTGTTCCGTCGAGTGAATAACGAGGAGATCCCGCTATAATACGCGCACCATCGGGAGAAATTCTCACACACGTTCCCATAGCCGTAAAATCAAAAGCCGTGTCATTAGGAACGTGACCAGAAGAGCCCGTAGTCGGGTTATACTCATTTCCAACGAACATGTCTTCGGTATATCCATGAAGTTCTGAACCCATAACAAGAGGAATACCTAGACTTTCTTTAGAAACACGTGAATAAAAATCAGATTCACGCAGTTCCATAATACCATCGATGTAAACAGTCGAATTGTTGTACCCCGTACGTCTGGCCTCGACGCTGATATATAACGAATTATTCGCATGATACATATATCCAGTGAACCCCATAGCTTGGTTGGTCTGGAGTCCAGGTACTGAAGACATTACACCACCCACACCAGTGTGGGGAAACGTGCTTGGAAGTATCGTTTTATATAAGAACCAATCAGAATTGAGTTCTCCCGGGTTGTGTCTATGATAAATTTGAACTGCACCGGTCCCTAGCGATGTTGGGTACACCGATAAAGTATAGATAGTGTCATCCTTAACAATCAATTCATACCCTATGAACCAGGTTTCATCGGCAAGTTTTGCCGTTTGAATCCATACGTTATCCACAGACCGTGCGAATACGTATGATGCCCCTGATGTCGGAGCCCCCTGCGCCACAGCGCTGTTGGAATACGCGGATGCAGCTATGGCCAATGTATCACCGTCCAGACTTAAGGTTACTCCGAAATTTTGACCAGCTTTGCGATCAGTTGCCAGTAATGCATCAAATCCATTAAAATACCCCTGAGTTGACCACGTATCACCACTACCCTTAAATATAAAGACAGCGCCACCTTGTGTGAGAGTACCCGTACCGGTTATAGGTTGAATATCGCGATCGGGTGCACTTGCGGCTATGGTATACCCATTCGTTGAATCGCCATCTATGACGACGCGGTATCCAAACCGTTCCCGTGTCGTCACACCACCGGAGACGGATGTTGACTGCGTAGTACGCCATAAATTTCCTTCTCTGGGATCTAATGTTCGACGCCATGACCAAGAAGAATTCCTATCTCCGGGTGTATTTCTGGTAAATACATAAACCTGACCCTGACCGGTAATATTCCAATTTTGATTTGGATCCGTACTACCGTGTCTTGTTGTATCACTGGATACCACCAGATGGTCATCTTTCAAATCCAGATCCCAACCAAATCTCACATTAAATCCAAACATTTTAGCAGGTTCGCCATAAGGAAACTGTTCTGCGTTGTAGTATTGACTTCCCGGCCCATTACTACCAAACTGAGATGCTTCCAGACCCTGTACAAGTTTCCATTTCGACGTCGAACTACCCGCAGTTACCCTTTTGTATATATACACTTTTCCAATTTCAAGCCCAGCATTTTCAAATCCTCCGTACACACCCGTAAATGCATAATGATACCGAGATCCGTTAGATGAGTTACTAAATACCCGCACCCATCCAGGGGTTGTACCATTCGCAGCTGAAGTCGGGTTACCCGACCAATAACCACCCGGACAGCCCACGGCGAGAAGATGACCAGTGCTCGATAATGAAATCGATTTACCATAGTAAGAATTCGTATATATACCCTGCTCGCTACTACTCGTATCATAGAAAGACCCACCACCCGAATTATTTCGTGTTTTCATTCCCAATCTATTCCACCTAAAGGTTCCATTAGGTGTGGGTCCTGTACCAACCGGTGGAGGTTGATCATCAACTTCAACTGACCAGTGATACGTTCTCACTATACCACAACTCGTTACCGAATTTCCGGTAAGAGTCTCTCCGTTTAGAAAATATCCGGAAACGGCTATACGATTACCGTCGTTAGAGATATCAACATCCCTACCCAATTCATATCGTTTTGATCCATCCGTTTCACGTATGATATCTCCTACAAGTGTGTGCGATGTATACGATGTTGAAGGTGTTGTTATGTCGTACACAGCCGCACATCCTCTCACGTAACTAAAGTCATTTGGTGCATGATACCTCGGTGCACCGACTACCATTCGAGAACCGTCACCAGATATAGCCACCGACCAACCGGATTTAGAACCATATGTAGGGTTTAGCCACGACAGGCCACCGGACGCGTTAGTAGCTGACGGATCGTGGGGTATACTCGCCGAAGTAAATGGTGTATTCCCTTTATTCCATTTTGCAGGTGACCCAGCGAAATCATATACTACTGCACACCCATGATCGGGGTTTTGATTTCCATTGTTAGATGGTTGTGAATATACATATCCAGGTGCTCCAACTACAATTCTATCACCATCAGCCGACATAGAAACAGAATGACCAAATTTAGCTGTAGGCTGATTACTCGAGAACTCTAAAACACTAGACACTAAATCACCGTTTCCGTAACTTTCAACACCGGCGTCCATTTCTAACCAGCGTAAATACGAGAGGTTCGCCGTGCCGCGTTCATAAACATGTACTCTACCCGTCGTCGCCGACGAACCGTAATCAGGTACACCTACCACGACGCGTTCACCATCCGATGACATAGAAACAGAATGACCAAATCTTCCATTAGTACCATTACCACTTTTATTATATCCGGCGGTGTTTGGAGATACAATTCTTCTATCGAGTACCCATGCACTGGTACTACTATTCCAATCATAAATGTATACAGAACCACCATATCGCCCGTCGCCGGTGTACGGATAAGTTCCAGGTATTCCGGGTGCGCCTATAGCGATTCTCGTACCGTCACTCGAGGCTGCAATACTGTAACCGAATTCACCGTTACCCAGTCCATAGCTGTCCGATGGCGGAGTAATAGTGGCACCGACTCGCTGCCACGTGTCATTCAGCAGAAGAGGGCTCGGTGGGCCATACGCTGTGTATTGAGAACCATATGTGGTCAATTTATCTGCGTAGACTGCAGAAGTGATGACAGTGGACGGATCTTCGCCCCATATATACACATCGACGCACCCCGTACCACCGTTTCCATTCGGAGAACCAACTACCGCTGCCGCAGTTGCACCCGAACCGACAGCACCCAAAGCTTCTCCACTATCGAGCATCACGACAGATTCGCCAGCTAAGTCTCCATCAACCGCGCCAAAAAGTACGGGTTGAGATGCATAATCGAGAGACATAGACGAGCTAATACCACTGTTATTGTGTATCTGGTATCCGCCAAGATTCCTCCACGCAGAACACCACCCTGGCGAAGAAATAGCCATAGTGTCACCGTTCACGCGAACACCCCCTTTGCCATATCGAGATCCATATCCAAACTGTGCCGCGCCATCTGGGATAGGACATTTAATGAACTGTACATACGACCATCCCGAACTGTAATCACCCGGTGTCGACCGCGTGTACACGTGAACACCACCGGAAGTTCTATTCACATTAGAATATTCATTACCTGCCCATCCTATATACATATTATCACCCTCCACAGTTACCGCTGGGTCACTGGTAAAGACCTGACCAGTATCAGTAAACCAATGATCATAAGTGTCTTCCCCTACAAAATTGGTAAATGTGAGTGTATTGGAAAAGTATACATTTGGTAAGGTATCACTCGGAGAGTAAAACGTTTCAGTTTGAACACTGGGGTCCCATGAAGCATTTTTACTTTCAATAGCCCGTACCCATCCCAAAGTTGCTATAGATTGTAAATAGTCATCGCGTCCAAAAGCCCCAAATAAGGGATTGTCGGCGTTGTAATAACGTGATCCTCGATCTATATATGTATGTGGGACTGCCGAAGTACTTATAGTTTCTGCCGCGTACGTGTTAGGTAAAAAACTACAGTTACTATTATGTAAAAGTCTTACGGCGTTACCGGGTGCCCCGGCTACTATTCGTGTACCATCAGGTGTTATATCGACAGAATACCCGTACCTGTTAAACGATTCATTTTGACTCGCCGCCTGTGAATCTGGAACCATGTCATAATATGTATTCGTGTCGTATCGAATTTTCTGATATATACCACTGTCCCCATTTTCGTATACCAATTGCCAATTTGTACTACTTATAGCCTTGTAAACATAAATTTTATTAAGTCTTGGAGCACCGACTACAATTATATTAGCGGCATCTTTGGATATAGCAACACTACGACCAAATTCGCTTGCAGTGGGACCTTGTATAATAGCTTCTGTCACCGTTCCAGATGCCCATCTAGTATCTAGTAAACCGGTTACTGTACCACTTGTAGTAAGTACATGCACGCGATTTGCAGAGTGTCCCGGTTCTCCTATAACTACACGCGTACCATCCCAATTCGATTTTACAGAAGCACCCAATTCCCCGGAAGGGTAACCATACGGATACTTAATATAATCGTATCCGGGCCACGTTGATCCCGCGGTCCCAGATCCTTTCGTTCCTATTAACGTGTATAAAGGTCTCGAAAATACATTACTTATAATGTCAGATTCTCCCGGCGGTGTATATCGTACTATATCAAATCGACCGAGTTGTATAATTTCTTCCCCAACGGCAGGATTATCACCTATAAAATCTCCTCCAAAGTCTTTAGAACCTACAAAATACAGTTTCGTATCGAATGAAATATCAACCGCCGATCCCATACCAACATTAAGTTTGGTTCCGTCTAGTTTATGGGCAGGAAACCCTGTCGTTGATACCCAACCAACGTCTTCACCGGGATAAACCTGACCATATAGCGTAGGCCGTGATATATAACCGGTCCCTGTTGCCATTTATATATACACGGGAATTAAAAAATTACAAGACCATCGCAGAACTCGAACGAGCGGATTGTGCCGAGACGATTTGTTTCTTGATAAAAATGTTAGTAGTTCTCACCTGAAAACAATCTACGTCATCTAAAACTCGTATATTTTTACTTACATATACATTCCCTGTCACGACTATTTTATCATCATCTGAATCATTTATAGAAACATTTGATCCAACCTGTAATGTCTGTGTTGTTAAAGGTGTTGTATTTCCTATTCCAACCGGTCCATCGAAATGTAGAGTCGTTGTACCGGTCCATTGACTCCCCGCCATAGGAAGATTATAAAGTCCTGAACCATCACCTATAAAAAAACCGGCATTTACTGTACCCGACGAAGGTAAATCTAATAAATGTTGTGGATTTGAGACTCCGATTCCCACATTACCTGAAGAATAATGAATTCTTCCATTTACACCGGTGGCTGTCCATACTGCGGTACCGGAAGAACCACCTATATCCGTGCCCCACACCGGTACGGTTCCATCACTTTTTAAAACTTCCCCCGTAGAACCTATACTAAGTTTATTGAGTACATTATCGGCGCTCGCGTATAATATATCACCGGTTTGAAAGCCAGTCGTTATAGTGGAAGAATTTGAAATTATAGTCGCCGTTTCAATATCACTAATTCTAGAAGAATTATCATTTAAATCTGGGACAAGTGCGACACCTGTTAATTCTGAACCATCACCTATAAATTTAGATGCCGCCACGGTGCCTATAACTAATACATTCCCACTCGCTGTTAAAGATGTTACGGTGTTTAGAAATTGCGTCGTGACAGTTGTCGTAGGAGCGTTAGTCGTAACCTGTTGCAGGGTACCAACCTGCCCCGAAGCTCCAGATACACCCTGCCAACCGACTTCACCAGGTGCTACGACAGTCAAAACATGTCCTGTTGTCTGTCCTATGGATACGTTGGCGGCCGTTGCAGTCGAATCTGCGTAGATCATATCTCCGTGCGCCGTGAGGATAGAACTTAAATCAGCTCCACCACCCCCTCCACTCGTGTATTTTTGCGTGGATCGTCCGACTGAACAACGTCCCATTCTTATAGTTGTACGAGACATTTTCCGGGGAGAAAGTCACCCGTATCTTCCTTCGGTTGATCGGGTATATTAAACCCACCCTGTCGATATACACGTAAACGTTTGTTATACATGGCAAAAAATACCGACCAATGATCCACCACGTCGTAGATTCTAGGATTATTCTTTTTACCCTTCGTTTCTCGCATGATACGACCTATACTCTGAACAATGTCGGATTTGGGTGTGGCGAGAATAACTGTATCGAGGCTCGGTATATCGAGTCCTTCGTGTGCCTGACTGAACGTCGCGAATATGATTTGCTTTTTACTGGATTCAGCTAAATCTGCTTCTTTCATTCCACCCATGTATAAACCCGATGTCGTCTTAAACTTTTGGTGTAGAAATTCGCAATGAAACCGTCTATCGCTGAGAACTAGAATTTGACGCGTCGTTTTTGCAACATCTTTGATCGTCTGTAAGATCATTCTGTTTCGATCGGGCATTTCTGTAAGTTCTGTGATCATGGTGGGGAGTGAAAGTTTACCGAAACGTGTGCATGGAGGGGGGTCTTCAAATCTTGGACACGTGTATACGAGTGGAAAAACGTCCACCTGATCCTGGTTTTTGCGTTCTACTGAAAAGAATGTTGGACCCATAAACCAGTGTAAAACTTTAGTGAGTCCATCCTTTCTATTTGGTGTAGCGGATAACCCGAATGTATGTTTAGGACACAATTTGAATAAAGATTGTGAAAATACCTTCGCACAGATATGATGCGCTTCATCGACTATGAGTGTTCCTATACTATCAAAGTCTTCGAATGAATATTCTTTCAACGAGAGTGATTGAAGCATGGCGATCACAAAATCGCAGTTTACTTCTTTCTTATTCTGTCGAACAATACCTATGGATGCACCCGGACAAAACTGTTGAATACGCTCTTTCCATTGGTTGGCCAGGAATTCTTTGTGAACGACGATCATCGTTCGATATCCGAGTTTACAAGCTATGGCCAGGGATACGGTCGTCTTACCGAAACCACACGGTAACGATAAGATTCCATGACCAGCTTCAATAGCTTTAGAAAGTGCCTCGTTTTGGTGTGTTTCATCTCTTAATTTTCCTTTGAAAGATATTTTAATTTTTTCTGGCTTAGGTCGGATATCTTCGACCAACTTTCCAAACTTTTCTTCTGCGTAATATCTCGGCACGCATAATCCAGATTTTGCCTTTCTGAACACCTTAAACGAGGGAGGTGCTACACCAAAATCTGCATTAACGATCGGGCGAACCGTGAGTTCTTTTTTTATTTCCGATGTATCCGGAACTACACACCCAGATCGTGTGAGTTTCATACGATAATCGAGTCTAGAAGCTTTATATTACTCAACTTCCATGTGTATCCACTATGATTACCTACGTTCCAGGCTCCCATAAAATCGGTAGTCATTTCTACCTTATCGGATTTTTTAAGTGATTGGATGGGGGCACCCTCGTACGAACACATGACGCGACGATACCTAAAAGGAACTTTCACTGTGAGAACGTTACCATCTAAAGGGTTGTCAGTGTTAGGATTTTGTAGTAAAACGCGTGAATGCGCCGAGCGCACGCTACAGGTGGTACCATCGGGTATGGTCAACCGTATATATTTTTTGTTATTGTACTCAAACATGGGTGTATGAACATGACATGTGCAGTTAATTCTCTTAAGAGATATATCTGGAAGTGGCATACATAATACTATGAAGTTTTCTTTATTTTACTTACATCGAAATAAACTATTTTGGAATCCATCGAAGGAAATATGGAAACATTCCGATGGCTATAGTTAAAATAATTAAATCTAGTGTTAAGACTTTGGATTTTATTTCCGGGCACCAATTTTTATAATCCTTAATTTGTTTAGATTCTTGTGGTTTCGCCCAATGGTAGAACATGGCGAGGTATGTGGGCCCCATATTTCGCTTACAGTCGTAATGGTGATCATAAAACGCTAACATAATATACGGAAAATACAAAAGCGCTAACAGAATCCATTTATTTTTCTTCGGTAAGAACCAATATCCACCCGCTAAAGCAAACGTAAACCATATACACTTCCAATTAACGACTGGGTTAACGTCGTAACAGTCTTCTTTCTTATCAGACTCCATGTAAATTATCCCGAGAAAAAAAATAATCTAGGTTAGAGAGATAAATTTATCCGTATGTAATAAGATGGCTTTATGTTCGTTGAACATATTGCCACAAAGAGTAAACCATAACACGCGCAAATATAAAACGTGGAGGTTTGCATCGGAGTTTCTTATTCGAAAAAATGTAACAAAAGATCAAGCTGAGCTGGGACGATGGACGAAGGATCGTCTCATAGAGCTCGGACCAACATTTGTAAAATTAGGACAAATTGCGTCCACGCGCGCCGATCTGTACTCACCCGAATTCATTCAGCAGCTCGAGACGTTACAAGATGACGTTCCTCCATGTGAAATTGATATAGATGTAAAACATGATATTTTTAAAGAATTTGACCCTGTACCATTTAAATCTGCGAGTATCGGTCAGGTCCATATGGCCGTGCTGCAAAACGGTCAAAAAGTTGTTGTAAAAATAAAACGTCCAGGAATCTTGAGTCTCATGAAAAAGGATACAGATACTATACGGGATATAGTCCATTTTTTAGAGCGTGTTGGTATCGACACAGGAAATAGTTCTGGTCTAGTTCTCGATGAATCTATAGAATATCTCTTGGGGGAGGCTGATTATAAACAGGAGATTAACAATGCTATAAAATTTCGGAAAAGTATGAAAGATGTTGAATGGGTGAAAGTTCCGAGAATGTATAAAAAGTATTCAGACGATGAAATGATCGTCATGGAATATGTACCATCAGTTAAACTGACAGAGATTAAGGATAAGAGGGTGAATAAGAAGAAAATATGCGAAGCCCTGATAAATGCGTACGTGATTCAAACCATGGACAATGGTCTATTTCATGCCGACCCACACCCAGGTAACTTGGGATTTTCGCCAAAAGGAAAGCTTGTATTTTATGATTTCGGATTACTTGTGCCCTTGTCCGAAGAATTAAGAGATGGATTTACAAAACTTTTTGGTTTTATAATCACACGTGATACAGTGGGTATAGTTGACACGTTAGTAAAATTGGGTGTGATTGTTCCGACTTCTTCAGATGTTTCGGACATTGAATTATTCTTTGAGACCATCCTAGGATACTTAGAGACCCTCGACGGTTCTGGGATCGTGAACGATGATCTCGCTGCACAACTCGCGATTGAAAAACCATTCGTGGTACCGAGTAGTTTCGTGTACCTCGCAAAAGCCTTTTCGACTATAGAGGGTATATGTATCAAACTGGATCCAGATTTTAACTATTTCACATATTTGGAGCCCCTGATTCAACAGCAGATAATAGAATCCGTGGATGTTGGTGATATATTCATGAAAACGACGGAGATTCCTGGGACGATAGGTAAAATAAACACGACTGTATCCGGACTTCAAAAATCAAGGGGGTCTATGAAACGTACGATGATCAAAACGAGACAGGAAATTAAGATCGTCCAATACAGCGTGGTATGCGCTCTATTGGCTGAGAAATTTGGGGACAATCCACCTTTAGCTATGTTTTTTGTTTTCTGTACCCTATGGTTTACTTTTCGTAAAAATCAATAGATTTTTTACCATTCTTCTTGGGCTTTTCGGTCTTTTTGATTAACTTGTTATGTTCCTCGAGGTATCCCTTCATACGATTTTGTTCATCGCGGAAAATATCAGAGACTTTCTCTTTGATCTTGTCCACGTCGGTATTACGTTCCTTTTGGATCTTCTTACTAAGCCTCTTGAATCCCTTATTTTTCTTGTCAGCGGCGAATACGGTCATTGCATTTGTGATGGCGAGCATTTACTTTGTATCGATATTTAAATTTAAGCGTTCTAACTTCGCTTCAAATTCCCTGCGCTCCCCGGGAGATTTGATGATCTCTCCGTGTTTGAGAGCCCTGATTTCCGGACCCGTGAGTTGAATAGCGTCTACCCTGAAATCCTTAAACGCCCTCATGGTGATGGGTACGAGAGGCTCTATGAGATTGTAGATAGCTCGTGCGTAATCCTGAATCTCTTTCTGTGCATGGGAATCCATTCGAAGATGGAGATAGTGCATGAGATTATGAAGGTTAATCTTCCAATAGAATTCCGTGTATGTCGATTGAGGAAGATTTCCCCTGGCCTGCTCCCGACAGCATCCATCTTCTAGAAGTTTCTCGTAAATGTCGAACGAATTTTCTAGATGTGAATGCATACCATTTTGATCAATGTTCACCACGCCTTCCGATCCCTGGTGGTTTATCTGTGACTGACCCCTAAGTTCCGAGGGTTCGTAATACTCTTTCGGAACAATTGAATACCTGGCGGACATCTCATTCACACTCGCTGTTCTATGACGAAGATGTTGCCGAGCAATATAAATGGGCATCTTAATATGAAACTTGAATTCGACCATCTCAAATGGAGTCGTGTGCCAGTGGCGTAATAAATATCGTAAAAGTCCTGTATCACCCCGAGAAGTCTTGGTTCCGTCTCCATACGATACCCGTGCGGCTTGTACGATCGAATTATCGAGATTTTCTCTGGGCATATGGTCGACCAATCGGACGAAGCCGTGATCAAGTACTTTGATTTCCATTATATTTTATTATAGATTCATTTCTTTAATCAGATCATCTAAGCAACGGTAATACCTTTTGAGATCTTTCATGAATCGTTTATTGTTCTCTAGATGTTCACACTCAGGTTTATTCTTATAAATCCAAGCGAGGTTAGATTTGGAATACTTCGTTCGTTTTTGATTTTCATTTGGTTTACGAGGTACGAGTTTCTTATTCGCAGCTTTCTTCGTTTTAGGTAAAGGTTCTACCCTTTTCGTATAACTTATAGCTTGCATCACCGTATCCGCCAAGTCATCCTTTTTCTTTGACTTGTCGAATATCGGTAACCAATGTGTATTTACTGGACCCGTTTCTAGAAACTTTCTACACCGTTCGATCGATACCTTTTTGCGTTTCAGATACTGCGCTTTACCAGCTCCACATACATCGGGTATTTTGAATCTGGCATCGTACACGATAGTATCCGCTTGTGGAGCTTTTATGACGAAATAGGCGTGTAAAAAGTGTTCAACCATTTTCATCTTTTTATTACGATCCGGTTGTTTTTCAATCAGAATGGTATCACACG